ACGCTGAGTTCATGCAGAAAGTAGAAAAGCTGCGTGAGGAGTTAGGGTTTCCCTTTCCCGTTACCAGCGCATACCGCTGCCCGGAACATCCAATAGAAGCTAAAAAATCTACTCCGGGCGCACATGCTAGTGGTCGTGCAATTGATATAGGCGTAACCCATGAGAACGCCTATAAGCTAGTACAGGCTGCTCTCAATTCCGGGTTTACTGGTATAGGTATAAACCAGAAAGGCTCAGGCCGTTTTATCCACATCGATGATCTGGACTATGGCATTCGTCCTACAGTCTGGAGTTATTAAACGCACATATCTCATCTTCAAGATATTTGTGTAGTCCTTCCAACTTTAACTCAGCCTCGCTAATTGCTTTATAAATTAGCGGGGCATCATCTTTTTTAAACACTTTTGATATTTTATCTTTAGGAAGCATACTCATTTCTGTTATCAGGTCGCCCTGCAAATTAATAAGTAACTTAAAAGATATTAGATTCCCTTCCATACCACATTCTCCTGCTTACCACGCAGTCCTGCTTTCATGTAGGCTGTTGCCCTACCTTCAAAAAAGTTCTGGTGTTCAACACCAAGCACATCATCCAACCAGTGCAGCGGGTTTTCCTTAACTTTGTAGTTGGGCTTGAGACCCAGCTGTAGCAGTCTACGGTCAGCTATATAATGAACATAATCACCCATTTCTGATCGGGTTAATCCTCGGATATCGCCCATCTCAAACACCAAATCCAAGAACTTCTGCTCCAACCTGACCATGTCCCGGCATGCCTGATAGATTTCTTTCTTGAAATCATCTGTCCAAATATCCAGATTCTCCTGAATAAACTCCCGGAACAAGCGGGTCATGGCTTCTACATGCAGAGACTCATCTTTGATACTGTAACTAACTATCTGGCCCATACCCTTCATACGCCCAAAGCGGGGGAAGTTTAGCAGGATAACAAAGCTGCTGAACAACTGTAGCCCCTCGGTGAAGGCACTGTACACGGCAAGGTTCTTGGCAATTGAACCTTTGTCCTTCACTGATATGCGTAGGCTGTTGACATACTCATGCTTGTCGGACATCTCCTCGTACTCAGCAAAGGCTTTGTATTCTATCTCGGGCATACCTACCGTATCCAACAACAGGCTGTAGGCGTGTTGATGAATAGACTCCATGTTGGCGAATGCGCCCATCATCATCCGGGCTTCCGGCTTCTTGAAGATGCGCATGTAGCGGTCAATGTAACCACTACCTACATCCACATCTGACTGCGTGAACAGTCTGAATATCTGTGTAAGGAGGTTCTTTTCTTCCTGCGTCATGTCCTGCCAATCCTTAACATCATTGTGCAGGGGTACATCCTCTGGGAACCAGTGCATCTGGTTCTGCTGGAAGTAGTAGTCAAACATCCACGGGTAGTCAAAAGGTTTGTAGTAATCTCTAGTGCTAAGTAAACTCATTCGTTATCTCCTTCTTGCATAATTATCATTGTTTTTCTGTTCCACTGCCTTATTAGATTTATTATTTTTCCCATCTTGCTTCCTTTTGTTTTGAAATATCCTATCCCAGTTTCTATTGAACTGAGTAGTGGTAACGGCTAAAGGCCTACGTCTACTACCTTTGCTCATTGTCTTGTTCACCGTAGTACAAATAACCAAACTCTTCCCAATATTCTTTGTGACACTTACGTTCATGATAGCAGTTGAAGCATGTGCCAGTAAGATCATCAAACTCTGGTGTCTCACAGATGTCTAACTTTTCTAATGTTCCCCAAGAATTGGGAGTGCATTTGCATTCCATAACTATTTACCTTGGCCCCGGTATTTCTTGTGCGAAGCCTTTTGATATTTACTCATCGTACTACGTTTGATATTACCTCGTCCGATGGACGTACCTTTTTCGCCCTTGCCTTCTTTTATAAGCTTGTTGGTTTCTTTAATCGTGTTCTTACTCATTGTAACTAACCTTCACAGCTTAAACAAACGCCCAGATCAATGCGGGGAATCTTTATGTTAACATTCTCTGCTGACCTAGCAGCATCAGATCGCAGGTAGTACAGCGACTTCAGCTTCTTGGCCCCGGCCCAGTGTACATCATTCACATATTGAAGATACTCATCGTGAACCTGCTGTGGTTCCGTGGCTTTTGGCGGGACAAAGAATAGGTTAACACTCTGACTCTGGCAGATATAATCCTGACGCTGATGTGCGTGTTCAACAATCCATATCTGGTTTATCTCGGGCGCAGTCTTGAATATCTCTTTCTGCTCTTCGCTGAAGACATCCATGTGTTGAATTGACCCTTCATGGGCTGAAATATCCCGCCAAATTTCATCGCGTTTCTTTTTATCGCCCGGGAACATTTCAAAGATTAAATCGTCTAAGTATTTATTCTTGACCTTAAAGCTGCCCGACAGGGTTTTGTGTGTGTACACGTTGGCCCGGAACGGTTCAATAGAGGGGCTTGTACCACCACATATAATTGAACTGGAGGCGTTAGGAGCCACCGCCATAAGGTGTGCGTTGCGCCTGTTGCTACCACTTACATCGGGAGCCTCCCCTCTTGTAGCAGCCAGCTGTTCTGTGGCCTCAACTGCCTTAGTCTTAATGTTATTAAATGCCCTGTGGTTGAATGCCGTGGCGTACATGCTTTCAAACGGGATGTGGTGTGCCTGAAGATAGGTATGAAATCCCATCGCTCCTAGACCCACAGAACGCTCCCTGTAGGCAGAATAAGCTGCCTTTGTGTAGCCCTCCATGCCCGGATTAACGTAGCTTTTAAATCGTTTAAAGTTAGCTGTGTACCCACCCAAGTTACTGGTGTCCACGATAGCTGAAATGAAATGTTCCAGCACGTTATCCAGCATTGTAATCAGGTCGGGGATGAAGTTGTCGTCCTCGCTCCACTGGTCATAGTATTCTAAGTTAACACTAGACAGGCAGCAGACAGCTGTCCTTTCCTCATTGGTTGCTAGAGTTATCTCAGAGCAAAGATTACTTTGCTTTATTTGAAGCCCCAAGTCTTTCTGTTGTTTAGGCAGGGCTGCATTACAGGTATCAATGTTAACAATGTAAGGCTCCCCGGTTTCTGCCCGGGTGTTAATGATCTGAAACCACAGATCACGGGCCGATACGGTCTTAACCGCAGTGTTGCTCTTGGGGTCTATCAACCTCCATTCGCTGTCATTCTCTACGGCATCCAAGAAATCGTTAGTCAGGTTAACTGCGTTGTGCAGGTTGAGGCACTTACGGTTGATGTCCCCGCCAGTAGTCTTACGCATGGCTATAAACTCTTCTATCTCTGGATGACTAATATCCATGTAAGCAGCGTAGCTACCCCGCCGTGTAACGCCTTGGTTGAAGGCCAGCATCTGGCTGTCTACAACGTGCATGAAAGGGATGGAACCAGTAGACTTACTACCGTGAGTAGTATCCACACCATTACTCCGCACATCACCCCAATAACCGCCGATCCCTCCACCTGTGCTTGCCAGCCATATGTTCTCATCATAATGAGCAGAGAGACCGTGGCGGGAATCAGGAACAAAATTAAGAAAGCAGCTGATAGGTAGGCCACGGCTAGTTCCCCCGTTACTAAGGATAGGAGTGCTAAACATAAACCACAGATTACTAGCATAGGTATAAAGTCGCTGTGCAAGACCGAAATCAGTAATCCCCTTGTACGTTGCCCCATATACAGCAGCCCTAGCAAAAGCCTCTTGAGCATGAGTTTCTCCTTCCCAGAAATATCTATCTTTTAATGTCGCAATTGCAAAAGCATCTAGTAAAGTTTCTTTGTCGTAATCTATTTTTAATCCTAGATATTCCTGCACACCTAATTTGTCATTACTCACGGCACAATTCCTTCCTTAATAATTGTGGATATCATACGCTTTTCATACCATTCGGCCTTGCGTAAGTCTTCAATTCCATTTTTGTACCTGAACCTCCAGCGATACTTCAAGCTGTTGCCCCGGCAGTAGCCAAGAAATTCTTCGGGCGTGAGCATTGCGCGGATCGCATCAATGCATTCAATATCACCTTGGTTGTAATGGGTAGGAGAGTTAACAGTATCATGCTGCTTTTCTGCCCTTAGTTTCTTTCCTACTGCATACCACTCTTCTGGTGTTGCGTTATCAATAGACATTAGTCTGTCTCCTTATTTTCATCAAAGTACTCGTTTACAAAACTCTCGCTCTTGCGATATTCCATATCAACCCATTCATCCGGCAGGGTGTACTCGCTGTACCATTTAAATCCGTTTGCTTCGGCCCACTCTGAGTGGCTCCGTTTTGTACCATCCTTTCTACGTTTAGCCTGAGGCATCGGAGCAGAAGGGTTGGCAAATAAAAATACTAATTCATAACCGCGAGGCAGTGCTTTCTTTACCCAAATATATTTACTGTATTCGGCAAAGTCCCAGAACCTGCCCTTGGCTTCTATGAGATAGGTTACACGCCCTATTTTCTTAATGAAGTCTGGATGGTACTTGTGGTTTATAGTGTAATCCAGAATTTTACTGTGATGTTTCCAGCCTTTCAGAAGCCCAGTATGTAATTCAGATTCCCAAATTGAATCGTAGTTAGCCGGGACGTTCTTTCGTACTGGACGCTCCCGCCTTTTCTTCCGAAGTCCGTTTCTAATCTTGGCCTTCAATGTATTACAACCTCTTCCCTGTTAATTAATTCTATTTCTATTAGGTCATACAAATGCATTAATGTGTCATCACTAAGATACACATTCTTATTATGCTTATGTATCTCTAACCCAATAATCATGAGCAGTTCATTAAGCTGATCGTTTTCTTCGTTCATTCTTTTTGATCTGCTTTATGGCCCACCTAAAAGAATACGGAGCCACTGTATACTTTCCTTGAAGAAGGAAATGCGTCTGTGTTGACAGCTTACTTAAGATAGTATCAATAGTGACACTAGCCTGATCTTCTTTCCCAAGCTGCCCACGCAGCCAGTCTACAAGTTCTAGCTTGGCTAGTTTCCTTATCCGTTTTGCTTGTCTGCCGTTCATAAAACTTCCTCAACATTCGGGGCAACCACAACCTTGGTCAAATGCACCAAGCCCTTGGCATATTTAAATGTGCGCAGACCCTGACCGTCATTGGCATCTGCATAGCAGTCGTACTTATAGCTACAGTAGGAGCAGTTTTTAGAAATCTTTTCGTTACCTTTCGCACCATCTGCTTCAACGGGGTAGCATCTTTCAGGCGGGGAGTCTGTAGCAATCACATCTTTAACTATGTTGATCCTATTTTTGATGTTAGGCTTATCCAAGTCCTCGGGTATAAACAAACAAAGTTCACCGCTTTCTTTATTGATAACCAAGAACCCACCAGAGTTTGTACCTTCAGCAGCTTCGTATCCTGCAAGCTGACTCAGGTATCCAAAGGGATCGTTCTCTGCCAGTGTGCCGTACTTAAACTTGCTGAATGCAAAGCTGGACGCAGTCTTAACGTCAACTACTTCACCATCTATCTTGCAGTCCATATGTCCTGCAATACTGTCAACGGCTATTTCTTTCTGTTGACTTGTTACCTCATGCCCTGAAATCTTAACCAGTAGTAGAACTAGTTCTTCAAGCAGATGCCCGTACAGAAACTTAATCATCAGGCTTGGTGACAGATCACCATCCTTACCTTCGGCCCGGGAGTCGTACCAAAGTCTTCTCAAAGGCTTACCAATATTAGACATCCTAAGATTGAAATTAGAATCCCTTGGGGTAGGTCTAGCCCATCCTATAAAGGCTTGTTTCATTGCCTCACCAAATTCCTCAATGAGGTCATCAGATACATCAATAGCCTCACCATTTGTTAGCGGTTCTAACGATGTGTATATATCTTCTACTAACGTATCAATCGTTTTTGACATTATCAATTACCTCATTGAGGATGTTTAGTGCATCGGAAACATCCAGTTTAAACCATTCATACTTGGAACGGTACTTGTTTTTTAATTCTTTATGTAAAAGCTTTTCTATGTGGGGAGCATCTTCAACGGCTATTGCATACTCAACTTTGTAGTCCCTATATGGGGAGCCTGTTTGAAAGACATTCAATCTATCTGGGACTGACATAGCCCTGCCAACCTTTAGCCACCCGTCCCAAGCGGGATTGGATATCAGATAGATGTTGCCTTCTTGTATGTGTCTGCTTTTGTAATACTCTTTGAATACTACATCATTGTAGTTTTTGAATCTGCCGGGGGCATGAGTAGCATCACTAACAGGTACATACTTACCGCCTACATACATACGTTTCTTGTTCTTTTTTAAATGCGCTTCTAGTGTGCTTCTCCCGGACGCATTACCAGTGTAATACCAGATACCATCCTTGTACTGTAGATTAATATAATGACGATACATTTCAGGTAGAGTGTTTTTGATTGTATCGCCGCACTCAGCACAGACAAGTTCTTCCCAATGAAGATGTTGTATCTTCAAGTCTTCGTTACAGTTTTCGCACTCAACTAGATAAGGCATGATTATCCCCTAGTGTGTTTCACTCCAATCATCTCCTACATTGTATTCCCCATCAAGCTGACAGTTTAGTTCAAGCGCAACACCCGCTTCTACAATAGCATCAATACCAAGTTCACCAACCAGTTCAGCATCCTGCGCCAAAGCCTCAACCTGCCATTCATCGTGTATGTTGGCTACAATCTTGGCATTAAGATTGTTTGACTTTAGCTTGTCATCAAATAGAACCAAAGCTTTCTTCATCACGATTGCACCTGCACCTTGAAGCAATGAGTTCAAAGCAGCATGTGATGACCTGATAAATATCTTACGCCCATCTAATCCCCGGACGTAGCCTTTTGCTGACGCTCTTTCAACTCGTTTTGCAAGAGCAGCAAATGCTGGGAGATTATTAAGGAAAGATTCTCTAAGGCGTTTACCGTGACTTTTGTTTCCTCCAACCACTGTTCCAAGCTTTTCATTTCCTGCTCCGTATATAAGTGCATAGATGAAAGTTTTAGCCTGATCTCTTGATTCAAGTCCTGCAAGTTTTTGATTAGCGGTGTGGATGTCTCCATTGAGTATTTCATTTGTGAATGCCTCGTCATTCATGTAGTGGGCTAACATGCGCAGTTCCAAACCACTAGCGTCAATACCTACCAGTTTGTAACCAGTAGGTACACGCCAGCATTTTCTACACTCTTTCCCATATGGCGCACGGGTACTCGGTACTTGTGCCATGTTGGGGTCACGATGTGTCATGCGTCCGGTAATAGTTCCATTTGAATTCACATAACCATGAACCCTACCATCCTCGCATGAAAACTTAAACCAAGATTTAATCTGTGCTATCCGCTTCTGAAGCAGCAGGTACTCCGCTATAAGCTGTGCTTGAGGGATGTCATCTATTTCCATCAGTGTACCTTCATCAACTATCGGCTGACCAGTAGGCGTAAACTTGGTTGGCTTCCACCCAAAGTCTTGCAGATACTCGCCGATCTGTTTGCGGGAACCAAGATTGAATTCTGTTTCAAGATGCCTATCAACGAACCCAGCGACACACGCAATCTTAAACTCCTCGTCTGTCATTCTGACGCGGTTCCCAGATGCTGTGTCAGCCATTCGGGCGGGGACTCCCGACTTGGTTTCTCTGGCATACAGCCTGATGGTTTCAACCTTAGGTTTGAACTGCTGATGAACCTCATCAACAACCTCATCCAGCCTTTTCTTAAGTCTAGCAAGAAGGGAAGCTGCATGTTCTGTATCAAACATAAAACCATTGATGCGCTGCTCGTCTAGTAGACGGTAGCACTGATGCTCCAGCTTGATGCTGTCCCCGGAAAAACCTTGGGCTTCTTTTCGCAGTTGAAAATAGACCCTAGCATTGAGTTGTACATCACGCTCACAGTACTCAAGCATCTCGCTTGAAAACTTGTTGAAGTCATGAAACTCAATCTTGTTATAGCCAAGCTTGTAACCCCAAGACTCAAGACCGTGACCACCGTCCCGAGTAGGATTGAAAAGCCTAGATAAGACAAGTGTGTCAACAATCTTTTTATCGTATAGGTTGACACCTGTCAGTCTCTTGACTGTTGGTATATCAAATCCAAGGATGTTGTGCCCGATAAGTTTATCGGCCTGACTAACAAATTCTATGCCTTCATCTATTTCTTTAGGCCCAAAACTGTGCAGTATCTCGGCATCAATGTCATAAGCAACAACGCACCAGATGGTATTACAATTTGTCAGGCCGTTTGTTTCTATGTCAAAGACTAAGTTCACAGTAAATCCCCCACCTCTTCATCAAACTCATCATCAAACACTTCGTTGAGTCTGCCTGTTTCATTATTGTAATGCAAGTTTGTAGCTTTACCTACATCCCCGGTGTATCTGGATTTAAGTACACGCATTGTAGTGGTGTTGGCTTCCTCGGGATCATCAGACTGCTGGTTGCGCTCAAGAGCAATAACACAATCGCTTAACTGGGCTATGCTTTGACTGCCCCGCAAGTGACTAAGGCTAACAGTAATACCATTCTCATGGCCCCTGTTGCCCTCTGTGCGCCTCAAATGGGACACCAATACCATCCCTGCGCCTGTCTCCTCCACTATTGAACGGAGCCTGTGCATGATGCTATCAATGATCCTACGCTCATCACCTTCGGTGTAAGCCGACACAAGCATATGCAAGTGGTCAAGCACAATCCACTTACAGTCGCAGCCGATAATCATAAACCTGATCTTACTGTATATCTCTTCAATATCCTGAACACCAAGATGCGAGTACACCCAGACCCTGCCATCGTTATTCTCACCGTTTATCTTCTGCCAGATGTTAGCAAGATAATCGTAATCATACTTCTCCCTGATGTGGTCAATGTATATCCTGTCATTAGCTTCAATAGACATGATGCCATCAAGAGTCCTGTTCTGATTCTCCTCGAGAGCAATGATGCCGAGATTATCTTTGGTTGTAGTGAGCAGCCAGTGTTCCAGTTCTCGTACAACACTAGATTTACCAAGGCCTGTGCCTCCAGTAACAGTCAGCAACTCGCCCTGCCTGATGCCGTACAGCTTCTTGTTGAGGCCTTCCCAAGGGAATGGTATAGAGTCTTTCTTTTCCCTGTTCATCCAGCTGTCAAAGCAATCGCTGGCCCTGACAACCCCGCTTGGAGTGTAAAGCTTCGCGCCCCACCAAGCTTCCATGTACTTCTGACGCATGCCTTTCTTCAGCATGTCATTAGCATCTTTGAATTCTTCAGGCATCGTGAGTATCTTAGCTTTGCCCGGACTCAATAACCTAGCCACCTTGCGGGCAGCTTCCCGTCCCGGCTGGTCGTTATCAAAGTTGATAACTACTTCCTGATATTTTTCTAGGAACTCAAGTGAGTTCTTCACATCACGTTCTGCACCTGCTGCACCATTCTTCAGGGAAACTACAGGCCACTTTGAACCTTGCATTTCATAGGATGCCATTGCATCGCACTCGCCTTCAGTTATGGTGATACGCTTCGCAGCACCTTCAGCAAACAGATTCTGACCAAACAGACCAGTACCTATTGATGTGCCCTTCCAAGAAAAAATCTTGTCAGGTTCACGCACCTTGTAACCTGCTACCTCATTGGCAACATAGTACGGGTACATATGCCTACAGATTTTTCCATTAATATTTTTTAAGGATTTAACGCCAAAGAACTTGGCTGTTTCTAATGAGATTCCCCTGTCCGTAAGGGGGTTGAACTCCCCCGAACTGGTATCAATAATATCGGGTAGACTTTGAGTAATGTTTATTGATTTTTGTTGAGCCATAAATACCTCACCCTCAGTGGCTTTTTCATAATCTTTTATATAACTGTTACAACTAAAGCAATAGGCAGAACCATCCTCGTTTAAAGATGCGGGGTCTGACCCCTTGCAATTAGGACAATAGATGTGTGTTTTAATGAATGACATTTATAAGTATCCTCAGAAAAAAAAAGGAGGGCTTTTTACGGCCCTCCCTAAAGTTCACCTGAAAGGAGTAAACAGGTGAAGGTGAGGGGTACTCATTCTTCCTGAACTAGAACCTCGTCAGTCAAAGCAGCTTGGATTTTACGATTAAGTTCGGCAGCACAACACTTAAGCACATAAGCTTTCTTACCCAGCAGGGTAAGTTCGTTCTGTACCTCTGAAAGAGTAAGGAAGTCTTCCTTGACTTCCTCGCTCAGTGTGGATACATCGTATTGCTTGCCGTCTACTGTGTAAATCACAACTCATCCTCAAAAGGATCAGCTGACTCTGCTTCAACTTCAAACTCATCACCGGGCTGGTTAGCATAGCTGACCAGATCAATGACCTGCATAGCCATAAAGTCCAGACCTTTGTGGTTAGTACCTTTGTAGTTGGACTCCCACTCCTTGTACTGAACTTTAACCTTGGAGCCGTTGCCAACCAGACAATTGATCTCGCGCTTGGCAGCATCAAACAGCTTCGGTGCAGAGCGCACCATACCGTTGGGGCCGTTGACCTTACGCTTGATAACAAGTGCCGGGCCTTCATCCATCTCCTTGATGGAGAAACCACGAGATTCAAAATCCTTGGCGGTCTTGCTGTCAACAACCAGATTAACTGAATAAACTGGATCGTAAGTTGTGTTGGGCTGAGTTACGCTTGCCCAGTAAGCGGTTCCAGATACAACTGGCATATTACACCTCTTGTGTATTGTTGATTGAAATTGAATCGTAATTCCTTTCTTGTGGCATGTCAAGAAAAAAGTTACGACTTTACTATTATTCTATCCGCAAGCTTCTGACTTGCATGCCAGCCAACAACAGCCAGCAGTGCAAACTCAATTGTGGATGGAATAAATCCTGTCTTGCTTTCAAAGTCTTTTAGTTCTATAATCTCTATAAAGACCAGTAAAGCACCTATTAAACTTATTATATAACAACTTAAAGAAAGTACTACAAGCAGCCTGTGGTAGTTGTCGTAAGAAGAATTATAAGTATCTTTTATATCTTTTAAACATTTAATTATTGCATGTTGTACATTATTAAACATAATCATATCCTAATGAAACTATTAATATCTATATGGAGTACTGGCTCAACATCTTGCCAATCATTTCTGTCTGTTCTACCACCTTGGGATATGCAAAAGTCACTAATTGTATCCAATCTTATGTATCCTGATTGGTCTGACCATCTAACACAGAGGTTAGTTGGTTTTCTAAGAGACCGTGAAAACTCTTTAGCTTTCAAATATTTACTTAAACTTATTATATATGTAGGGTACTGCTCCTTCCTACATGTTCGGTTTTTTAGTTCAACAAACCCGATTAAAGTGTCACCTCGATAGCAACAGTAATCTATTCCGTATTGCACTGGCATCTTTGTTAACTCACAATCCCAAACAGTTTGGATCATGTCAGCAAAACTTTGCTCTTCCTTTAAACTATGCTTTGTCTCATATTTAGGTCTCATTTATATGCGGTCTCCCAGTTTCTAGGCCTACGTTTCCTGCCTTTTTCCCAAGCTTTATATGTGGCATCTGATCTAGCAGCACACCAATATGTTGCTGCAAGCAGGTCTTTTATTTTCCTTGCACTAAATTTTTTAGAGAAAGGACTACCAAACAAAGGCTTTACCTTAGCATACTTGTATCCCATTTTTATTTCACATAATCTTGTACCTTCCAAGTACATCTCAACAATAAAATTGTCACCAGATTTTAAATTCAAAAGCTTTTTATCAAGCTTATCAACTATCTCAAGTTTCTTTTTTCTAGGCATACTGTTCTCCAAACCACATTGGCGGGGCTGTATAGTTCCACTTAGCCATGTAGGCTTTTTCTTTATTGTAATAATTTCTATAAGACTCTACATGACTAACGCCATGTAGTTTGCATTCATCCGGCATAGCCAATGTAGGCTCAGTAAACTCCCCGGTTGGGATATTTACTGGAAGGTCTTCCAAGTATATTGAAAGGGATGCCGACTTGTGCATCTTGTTGTATCTAAAATTATATTCAAATATGAGATACATCCACATTTTATAAAGCCATTTATAATTAGCAGAACTTTGTCTAACCCAGACAGCACTTGGATGATTAACGTGTGTAGCCTTGTACAATACATCTTGCCTACCGTCAGGCAGTTCTTTGTTCTCATTACCATCGAGTACGCGGTGTGCTGTTGATAACAGCTGGGCATATTCTAAAATCATTTTGACACAATGCTTGTCGCAGTGATTCTCGGCACAAATTCTTGGGTTTGGGTCTAGATAAAATATATTCATGTTACCTCCTTTAAAAAATGCCATCCTTGGCAACTGTTAGTTGGTTTAAGCAGCCAGCTTAGTTACTACATTCTGAACTGTTGCCTCACGCTTACGCTGTAAGTTACTAATATCTGAACCCTTTCTCGCAGCTGGGGCATGGGTTGACCAATCAGTGAAGGCATTGTACAAAGCCCACTGATTATTACCAAGTTTTCTAGAGTAGTTGTACCAAGCCCTTAAAAGATACATATAATCTTTACTAGCCTTGCCTGTTTCTTTCCATTTGGTTTCAAACTCATGGAAATTAGAACCTAAATTCAACGCATGGAAGATCGCTATCTTAACTTCATTTATAGAAATAGGTGTATTTCTAAGCGTTGACCACAACTCATTCTGCTGGGCAAATACTTCCAAAGCACCACCAACAACCCTAGCTGCATGATTTATATTAAGATTCTTAGAATGTTTAGCCCTATAAATTGTGGCTGCGTCCTTAGTCCAGACCTGACCGTTCATGCAAGCACCCTGCTTTGCACCACCAGACAATAAGAAACTGAACGTCCCATCGTAGCTATTAGTACCAAGGAAAGTCAGGACAGCAGTATCACCGTCCGGTGTAGTTACACTATGAGCCGGGAGGGTGTGATGAACAAAGCACTTAGAGCCGTTACCTCCGATAGTAATTCTTTCTTGAATACCAGTACAATCAAGATCAGAACGCTCAAGAATTACACGTTGGTTATCAATCATTTCTCGGTGAGTGACCAGCTTGTACTTCCTACTGACAGCCCCCAGAAAATTCCAAGTATCTCCACGATAGATAGCCATCTTATTGGATTGAATCCTATCATGTGGAGTCGGGTTAAAATAAAGTGGAGTTATGTGGGTATCAAAACTAGCAGCCCCATAGCCCTGATTGTATATATCAAGCATATGCTTACGATTGTTGTTTATTGAAAGTACATTAGTCATTGCTTTGCTCCTTTGTCATTTGAATTAATTTTTCTTTACGCTTTTCAACATCTTCAATAGCCAGTACTGCGGGCATCATTCCTGTAACTCTACCCAATGCTCTCGCACATGAGAATCTTATATCGTCTTCTTCACTTCTGGTTTTTATTAGTACTGCGTCAACCAAGTCAGAAACAAGCGGGGCAAATTCAACCATTTGCTTGCATTCTTCTAGGGCGAGATCAAACTCACCCATTTCTCTTCGGATTTCATTAATTTGCATAGCGTTCTCCTTTTGGATTGGGTTGTTATTAATCTCTCTCAAAACCCTTTGAGAGATTAATTAACAACCTTTATTTTTTTATTTTCATAAGCCTCTGAACTTATCTGAGATATGGCAAACGGTGTACCGTACTGCTCCGCAAGTTCTATAGCTTCGGGATAAGTTTTGTCCTTAATTAATATCTTATGTCCCGAAGTATAAACTTCCCAGTTTAAAACCTGTCTTTTCATATGACTCATTAATGCACTACCTCCTCTTCGGATTTTTCATAAATCATGTCTAGCGTTACACTCAGACCGTTTAACGCTTCATCCTTTGAAATCTCATGCAGCTTTGCTATTGATGAATACATTACCAGCAAAGCTTCAATGACTTCTAAATCGGATAAATTATATTTCATAGCTGTTTCTTGAGTTTTTTTGCAAAACTTTATCATTGTTTTCTTTTTCATTTTATATCTCCTTTGATTCACATGAAGTGTATTCTCTATCTGCCATCTCTTCTTGATGTTCCCACCAATCCTTAAACCTTTGCTCTTCTGAACCGTAGGTTTCTTCAAAGTCTCGTTTTAATTCTGCAATATCTACTGGGTCGCGGGGCATGGTTCACGTTCCTCCTTTAAAGGTTTTAGTTTAAAAAAAGTTTTATGTTGAGGATATTTATGCACAAAAGCCCTAGCATAAAAAGCTATGTGGTCATTAGATATTTTAAAAGGTTTACCTGTAGTTTCGATATCAGTATGCCATCGAACCCTATTCATAATTGCCCAATGAGAATACTTTGTACGCCCAGATTCAATTGCTTCAAGGGTAAACTTTTCAAAGGCTTTCCAAATCTCAGGATTTTTTCTATGCCAGTTCAACCACTGCTTTCTTCTAACCGCTATCCTATCTTCAGTCATATTAAACTCCCATGTTCAGCGTACAATTTCTACTGGTTCGTTTGTCTCAATCCATACTTTAGCTCCACAGGACAATGGTTTGTCCGGGGAATATATTACTCGTCCATTAGTAAATACTACTTCGTTACACTTTCTGTTCTGCTTGTAGTCTTTAACAGTAAGTATTGGCCTTGAGCCACCGTCTTTACTGTTGGCCCTAATGTTATGCTGGTTAACGTGAATTCTAGTTATCATACTTCTGCCCTCTCAACCGAGAATTTAAATCCTAGTTTCTTAGCTATTTCTATAGTGCTTCTGGTCAATGTTTTACTACCAGCCAGCTGGGCCAGTAGTTTGGCCTCTTCGCTGACTGGATAGATGTGTTCAGTACCATAATTGTTTTTAACTTTTACTAGCAATAGCATATCGCTGTCTCCTTTGGGGGGTTTATATATCTCTCAAAAACCTTTGAGATATATAAACACCCTTTATATTAATTAATTTTAATGCGTTGCAATTATTATATCCATGCCTTGGAATCTATCTGATCCACAAGCATGACCTTTTGGGGTACAAGTATTACATTTTCCGGGGCAGGTGAAGGCTTTAATACCATATAGTTTTCTGAGGAAACTCTGATGTTTCCTATCGCCATGCATATCACTGGTTACTTTATAACCAACATCTACTGCAACAAAACTACCCCTTGTAACTGGTAAAGCTTTAACCTTAGCTTTTAACTCAGCATCATGCTTGCTACCAGAAGACAAATTTAATTTATAATTACTAGGCCATTCGCCCTTGTAAGCTAACAACTCTTCCCAAGATTTAGAGTAGCCATAGGCTTTCAACCAAGGTCGGGCTTTCAAGGCTTCCATCCAGAAGGTAACTTCTGAAGCACTGGCAAAGTCTCCATCAACATATAACCTAAAGTCTACTGGTTTGTCTGATTTATACTTGTCTAAGTCTTCAAGTATCTTGGCTCTACCTTCAGCTGTTTGCATCAAAACATAGTTTTGTAATTGTCTAAAAAATGCATCGGGATATCTCCAAGCTCTAAAGCTATAACAAAACTTGAGACAAGCACCAGCACCGGGACAGCTTACTTCAGGTACGCTACTGAAGGATAGAAACTGCTGTTTGATGTTACCCTTTTGCATCATAATTGACCAACCAGCATCCTCTCCTTTCAGCCATTGCATAAACTTTAGCATCGCTTTACGCCAACCTGCTTTATCTTCTTTTTTATATGCTGATGCTACTGCTTCGGGTATTGATTTTGATCGGGTGATTTCTTTTAAGGTATTGAAATTCATGCCGTACTCCTTTGGGGGGTTTATATATCTCTCAAAAACCTTTGAGATATATAAACACCCTTTATATTAATTAATTTTAAAATGCAATCTCTTTCCATCGTATTGGATACACTCCAACTTCACTTTCAATAGTTTGGAGACCATAGCCACCACAGGAATAAACAAGAGGATGCACATCATAAATGTCACCATTATGATCTGTAACTTTAATGTTTCCACCAGCTGTCCTACGTTTATTAGCTATAGAATTACAAGTAATTGCCCCTGCATCATAGCCAATCCATTCAATGATTTTTACTTCTTTCATGCTGCCTCCTCATCTTCTCCAAATAAAGCATCCCATTCTTCTGGGGTTGCTCCACTTAGTAAAAACTCTCTTTGATCTGCTGTGAGAGTAGGGTAAGCATCTTGTATGTACATACCTCCTTTTCTAGCTTGTTCAGCTTTGTTATATTCATCTTGGGTTATTGGCAACACCATTTTGTTAGTGTTACCAGTTAACAAACTAATTTTAGTTAAAGTGATCATGCCGTACTCCTTTGGGTTTTGGGACTTATTATCTCTCTCAAAAACCTTTGAGAGATAATAAGTCCTTTCATAGATTAACTAACTTTAAAAATCTTGCCGTCTTTCATAGTAACTTGTGCGAAAAACTCCCGCTTGTGACCAGTAATATGAGGTCGGTTACAGCCACAGAATGTCCCATTCGGAGTGTATTCTGGGCCAAACATGGAAGTTTCCATGTAACAAAGTGACTCGCCAATGTTTTCTTTCAGTTCTTTTTTGCTTGGGTAATCTAAAACTAGCATGGTGCTTTTCTCCTTTGGGGGGGTTTATATATCTCTCAAAAACCTTTGAGATATATAAACACCCTTTTAAAAATTAAATTAATTAACTGCGACTTTGGCTAAATCTTCCTCACTGAAAAACAGTGAGTCGGACATACCGCTGTCGTTGAAGAACATATCCCCCTCATAAAGAGAATAATCTTGAATGTCTTCTAAATTGAATAATTTATTATATTCAGTGCTTGGATAGAAACCACCAAACATATTTGGTGAGCCTTGGTAAACTATCTTAACTGGGAATTTACCGTCTTTACGAATCTTGCCAATCCTGATTGATTTCATGCTTGCCTCCTTCGGCTTTGGGGGTTTAATTATCTCTCTCAAAAACCTTTGAGAGATAATTATAACCCATTTAAAATTAAATTAAATTATAAACTCTCTGAAAACGTACTGGGTGTTGTTCACTACAATGTAGTGGTAGTAGCCTGATCTGGCATAACTCCTTGATTTTCTTATTGATTTAATTTCAACTAACTTGCACTGGCGATTAAATATTAAATTAATTAATTTTAAAAGTACCATTTTAAACTCCTTAAGTTTAGGCCGTCCTTGGCCCGTGAATTTTAAATTAACCCCGGATGGATTCCAGAATCATTTCCATACCAGACTTGATAGTCTGGATATCTTCTGACATGACGCTGACTTCACCTTCAAGGAAGGTCAGACGGGCATCAAAGTCTTTATGATTAAACTCCGGGGTGGCTGTTGCTGTTGGCTGAACAACCTTCGGTTGAGTTTTGACAGCCTTCGGCTGTTTCTTAGCCTTCGGCTTTGCCGGGGCTTTCTTGGCAACCTTCGGTTGTTCTTCAGCCTTCGGCTCAACAAGGGTGAGTATCTGCAAGTTTCCAATTAAATACTTGGGTAGCTTCTTTGAAGCTAGGAATTTCTGTACGTCACCATGAGTCAACCCTTTGGGGTTGTGCCGGGCAAGGACTGCTTCAACCTGCTTACGGAGCCTGAAAAAGTATTTTTCAGGGATGCCCTTCTCGTCTTTGACGAGGTTAGCGTGGTGTACGGTAACCCTGAAGAACTGCTTCGCAGTTGCAAGACGGTTGTTGTCGATGTTGGCGAATGACTTGGATGTTGCTTTCATGTGTATGCTCCTTTGGAGTTGTGTGTATGTGTGTGTTTTAGTTTTTTAGTGCGTCAGCAGCTTCGCTGCGTTCTCTGCTTCTTCGGCAGTTATCAAGCCTACGGCTACCTGATCTCTGAGTTCCTCAAGCTTCGCTTCGGTCGGGGTGATCAGGCCGGATTCAACTTGTGCTTGTCTTTCTTCGAAAGTCTTCATGTGTACTCTCCTTTGGAGTTGTGTGTGTGTTGTTTTGTCTCGGTGTTGCTGAGACGATTTACATTAAACTCACAGATTTTTTTTGGAGTCAACAAGTTTCTGGTGCGTGATTTTTCCTGCGCATAATGCGGGCTAAAACAGGCGAAGAAACCCTGCATCATGTGCAGGTATGCGCGGGTGAGGAAAGGATTTTGGCGGGGCTTTTTAAAACTCGTTTAAGAGTTTTAAGTTGAGGCCGATAACTCGGTAAGTTACTGATTCCTTTGGAATCTGTGGAGGTTAAAGTTTTACTTTAACAGTTCAAAGGATTTTTAAATCCTTTGGTAACTAGCTAGTCCTAAAGCGTAGCTTTAGAGGTCTGAGAGGTCTGGAGAGTTCTCAATCAGGATGATTGAGGAGTTGGTGGAGTCCTAAAGCAAAGCTTTAGAGGGTTAAAAATAACTAAAGTTATTTTGGAGGTCTCTTTCACCCTCTATAGTCATCCATGACTAAGAGGGTGGGGCAGGAGGCCATGGGCCTACCCCCCGTATATATACTAAATCATATACATTTTGCCGGGTTAAGGATGTTAACCAGTTTGGGCGGGCCTCTAGAGACAGGGCGGGGAGGTACTTGTGGGGGGAATTCGTCAGTACTCTAGTCGGGACTCTGGGTATTACTAGGGGAGTTAAGGATTTTGGTCGGGCTTTTAAAGACTACCAGTATATATTAGGTGTGGCCCGGGGGGGCTAGTAATCTATATTATACAGTCAGATTAGCTTTTTGTCAAGAAATACTTGACAAAACTGTAAATGACCTGTATAATGTCTTGTATGTCTAGTAAAGAACTAACAACTAAACAGCAAAGTTTTCTTGATAACCTTGTAACCACAGGAGGTGATCCAAAGAAAGCAGCGGAACTAGCTGGGTACAGCGACAACAGCCACTACCAAGTAATCAAAGCCCTTAAGCATGAGATAGTAGAACTTGCTTCAGGGATACTGGCACAGTCAGCCCCGCAAGCCGCCATGAAGTTAGTAGAGGTTATGAACTCAAATGCTCCGCTACCTCAAGCTAACTTGAAACTTCAAGCAGCC